GAAGAGGAAGTTCACTATCCGCGCGTAGTCTGCATTCCACGGGCAAGTATCTCCGGTCCAATAGTAGTCATCGGTCTTTGTGTCCGGGAAGATCTCTTTATCTATAGCTGGACTATGTTTATTGACGTCAACTAAGCTGAATAATTCGTGGGTTGTGGGTAAGCGACAACCAAGCTTTTCGCATTCTTTTTTTGCTTCTTCCCAGGTGAACTTCTTTTCTAAGGTTGGATACCAGGTAAGCTTGAGTTGCGTATCCGTTACTGTGCCATCTGCGTTGCGAATGAAACGGCCGTCTTTGCTGCAAATTGGTTTCTCCGGTGTAACGCCTCCGGAAAGACGTTTAATCAATTCCTTGGTTAAATCTCTTAACTCCTGGACTACGGTTAAAACTGTTTCTTTCTTTGCCACGTTTCCTCCTTGTTAAAAAGTTACGCAGGTGTTTGCTAAGGCATAGGCTAACCAAAGCAACCCTCTACGCAGATCCCCTGTGAATAAATAAACTATGCCTGCGCCTATACAGGCAATAATTACCAGAAGCGGAAATATCTTCTCTCTTGTTATCATGCGTATACAAATGTCCTTTGGCTTTCCGCGGTAACCGGCGTGTTGCGCGAGATAAAGATCCGGACGGCCTCTATATGGCTACAATATTTATTCTTGTGAAATCCCTGACAGTTGCAGCGGTAAGTATCATCCGGAAGCTTTTGAATTGTGTAGGTGTGGATGTTATAACCTAAAATAGGTTTGCATATCCACGCGTTATCTCCGGTTTGCTCAATACAACCACGCTCTAAAAACTTATTCGCCTTATCATTCATCCTTTGCCGCGACTCCGAAGTTAAAAAAGCTTGCTCTTTCACGTCTTGCCTCCTTTCTTAGGACTGCGGTTGCGGGGTGTACTTCTCCCATTTACCTTTTAGGAAGAGCGCGCCTTTAGGCTGCTTATACTCTCCGAAAGACTGTTTGGCTTTGCACTTCGGACAGTAGAGTTCAACGTAGATATATTTGCCATCCTTAGTCTGTCTGGCCTGAAGGATTATCTTATCGTCTCCGCAAGCGCCGCAGGTTCCGCTCATTTGCATAAAGGGCGTTGCTTTGAGAAGTGCCTCTTTCAGGTCGCCCTCTTCGTCAAACTTGATGCTGATTTGCGTGGTGGGGTTTATCTTTTTAGTTACTGTGATTTCCATGGCTCCTCCGCTTTTGTGATGGTTTGCTCGGCTGATTTGGCAGCTTCTAATAATAAAATCGCTCCGGCGCTGCTTAATCCCGGGACTTGCTTGACTTGTTTTAGTAACCCCTTAAGCGACTCCAACAACGGCTTGTGGTTATTGCAGGCCTGGGCTATAAATTTGGCGTTGGCCTCTTCTCTGTCTTTGCTGTGGTCTTGGACATCGCAAACAAGATGCCCGTTCTCCGCTCTTATCCAGGTATGCTCTGGCGCTATTTCAGCTTGCCACGGTAGCGGCGTTATTTTTTTCATCGTATTCCTCCTTTAAACTCCGAAGATTGCCGAGAACGCCAGGCGATCCTCTATGAATAAATTAAAATAGTCTTCTACATTCTTTTCAATAACCGGCTCTCCGAAACCAAATTTGTCTTTAGGGTTAAGGGGGATGAGTACCAGGTTCTTGATTGCTCCCTCCGGCTGGCATTTCGCGTAAGCGGACATCTGCTTGTTAAATTTTCTGACTTTGGCTGCCGGATAGTTTGAGCAGGTCTTGAATTCCGCTATTGACGGCTCATCTCTGTAAAGACAGGGCCAGTCCGGCATGGCTGAGTAGACGTATTGATCGTTGAAGAAGATGTCGTTTCCTATGCCGCCTTTCCAGGGCTTAAAGTCTTTGCCGTATTTTTCCCAGAACCCTAAGAAGTTGCAGTCTTCCCAACGCAGGTGAAGGTTGCCACGGGTAACGATTAGAATGTCTTGACGCATGCGCTCTAACTCTTCTTTTGTTTGAGGTATCTTAAGGAGATCCACTTCCCACTGTTGAGTGCGTAGAAAGTGCTTTGCTTGGGCGTGGACGATTTGACCGCGGGAGGCGTATTGTTTAAGTAAAAACTCGGGGAAGAGAATCGGATCTACTCCGGATAAGACTGTGGTTACGGATGGGTAGCGTATATGCTGTCTTTCGGTTATCCGGGCGTCCCTTGGCAGGGGGAGGTATTTGCTGTTAAAGTGCACTGGCTACCTCCTCCGCAGAAAGTTCGTCTACGTGTTCAGGTTCACCGGCGGAACACCAGAGAGCAGCGAAAAGTAGAATGATAGGTGCAAAGGGTAGGAGCAATAACCTATAGGATATTGCTTTTTTGAGAAAAGATTGTCTGACAATCTGACTATTTTCTCGTGATTTTAAACAAAAACCCCCCATTTCCGGCTCCTTTCGGAACGGCTATGGGGGGCTTAAACTTTACTGTTTATTATTGCTCTAACCTATTGGTATGACTTGATTAAGATATATTATAGGAAGTAGAGCAAGAAAAAAAAGAGGCCCCCAAAGGCCGTTCGTAATAATAAAAAGGCGACCCTGGCCTCTGACAGCAAAAAAGCCACGTCTTGAGGACGCAGCTTTACAGGGTCACCGATTGTTTTTATGTTTTGTCTTCTGCCAGAGGTCTTTTGCATTACTTTCTCCAATTCTTACGTTGGATTATTTTTATCACCAATTAATATTCTTGTCAAGTGTTTTTTTATAATTTTCATTGTCGTGCATTTGTTGGCCATGCCAGATCTGATTCCCAAAAAACTCGCGGCCGTCGAAGTGTCCATCAAAATAGAATAAATCTTCAAAGCGCATTCCGGACAAAAGTAGTAATCTTTCAATCATAACTAACGGCATTTTGCATTTGTTGTTTGCGATCTGACTGATGTATCCTTT